GGCTGGGTATGTGGTGGTGCCGAGGGAGCCGACCGAAGCGATGAGGATAGCAGGCTTTGATAGCGGGCATATTCACCAATCGCTACCGTCCACATTGCGCGTGACGCCGATCTACCGCGCCATGCTATCCGCCGCTCAACCCGCCCCCAAGTAGATACATGCAAGAGCGCACGACATTCTATCCTGACGGAACCATTGATGAAGTCGTCGCAGAGGGTGGCGTCCATATCGAACGGATGGACAAGAAAAGCTGGTTCATATGCTGCCAGCGGAAAGACGGTTCCGAGTTCTGTCTATGGATGGAAGGGGTTGTGAGGATGACAGAAGAACGGGAGGCGCGACCGTCATTTGCTGAGTCCGCCCCCAAGGTGGGCATACCCGGCGATGTCGATCCATGAATCCGCGTGGCTGGCGTCACCACAGACGATCCGCGCCATCTTCACACAGATCATCTCCAGAGCTTCTGTCTGCTGTGGAGTGAGTGTAGCGCCTTCCTGGCGGATTCTGCGCTTGAGGTCTTGGGCAAGCTGGCTCTGGAGCGTATAGTTGCCGTGGGTCTTGGCGCGTTCTGTGATGATGTTCATCTATTGTCCTAGGCTGATGTTGGCACTATATAACTGATATGAAGAAGCGCTCATTCACTGCTTGCGACTGTGGGGATCACGCCTTTGGCACCCTGACACGGGGGTATGTGTGTCTGGTGAGTAAGGACGACGTGGGCCTTGTGGACTCTTGGAACTGGACTGCACTGGTCAGCCCAATTGGACGCGTCTCTGCTGTCCGGAGAGAAAACGACGGGTCGAAGTTCTTCTACATGCACCGCCAAATACTATCGCCTGAAAATGGCGTAGTTGTGGACCACATCAACGGTGATGCCACTGACAATCGCCGCCCCAACCTGCGCCTATGCACACAAGGCCAGAACACCAAGAACAGACGGTCCCCCAAGAAGGGGATGAAGACATCCGAGTTCAAGGGAGTGTGGACGGAGCCGAACCGGAAAGGTTGGTGCGCCAGCCTGCGGGTGAACTACAAGACCATCCACCTCGGGACGTTTGAAAATGAAGCAGACGCCGCTCGTGCTTACGACGATGCTGCCGTAAAGCACTTTGGCGAGTACGCCTTAACGAATGCCCGACTAGGACTTGCTCCGCAGCCACTGTAGGTAATCCACGCCCGCCTCTATGTCTACGAAGGCCATACACCGGCCAGCCTGGCTCTCAGCGTTTGGATTAATGATCGTGAAAATGGACGAGCCTTCGGTTTGGTCTGTCTTCCCTATCCGGCGCGCGTAGTCATCATTGAACTTGTAACCGCGCGTTCGTATCATGGTGGGAGTTGTGCCTTTATCCGCAAGTTCCCATTGCGAAATCCCCCAATTGTGTTTGTGCCCTGAAACAAGAAGGTCTACATCCGGCCCGAAACGAGCGGCTTTCACAACAGAGTGCAAAGGGTTCCATTGAGAGTCGCCGGGGAAATCGTGCGCCGCCCAGATGTTGAACCGGAAGCCGTTCGGGAACTCAAGGCTGAAGCGCGCCTCCCAGTCGTGGAGGACGATCTTCTGTGTCCCGTGGCGCTTCGCCATCTCGGTCAGGATGGCAGCACCGTCGCCCCATTGGTCATGGTTGCCCAAGAGAAAGGCCAGCCACTTGATGCCGCTGTCCAGCAGGAACCACGCGGCAAGCCGTCTGGCGGTCGAAACGGAAGTGTCCTGGCTGGCGTACTTGCTGATGAGGCGGCCCGCCCAGTTGTTTGTCGTGTCGCCAATGTTCACGCCATAGATGCCGGGCTGCTTGCATAGTTCGATATGGCGGTGCAGCAGGGTCCAGTCGCAGCCATTGTCGTCCACATGGGGGTCACCAAACCAGTTGATGCCAATGGGCTTGCGGTCCTTCACCTTGACCGGGAACCACGTGTGGGCATCGTAGGATGTGCGTCGTATTTTCGACTGCTCCTTGAGCCGGTCGATGACGTTCTCGATGGGGAGGCTGTCTGGCGGGAAGTCGGGGAACTCAAGGCCCATATCCTGCCCCTCGGCGGGGTTATACTGCTGGATGCGGTTCTTGACGGCATGCCATGATAGTCCAAGCTTTTGTGCTGTCCGCTGGATGTTCCTGTCGTTGTTGACGAAGGCCGTGTAAGTGCGCGCCATTTCAGCATCGCTCACGGGGCGTTGAGCCATCAGACACCTTTGATTTGTTGCGGGGAATGTGGTAAGGAAGGGGGATGAAAATGGAAAACAGCTTAGCGCCAACAAAGCCGCCGGAGAAGCCGGTTGATTACGAGGCGGTTCTCGCCCGCGTCATGAGGGAGTTCAGCAAGACGCTGGAGTACTTGGCGAAGAACTAGCGGCTACTCCTCCTGCCTGAACCCCAGACGCCACAGCACGTCAGCGATAGCGCGGGCAGCACGGTCCACAGCGGACTCGTCCAGGTCTGGTATCTCTACGTGCAGGACTTCATGGCAGGCGATGTCTATGAGGGTGTCTTCGGCGCATTCCGGGTCGATTTCGATCATCCGTTTTCCGGGATAGGCCATTCCCCAGCATCCGGGGTTCCGCTTGCGAACGACCTTGATTCGACGCATGGATTTCCCTTTGCTTATGAGTCAGTATGTGGTAAGTAATGGCATGGATTATGTTGAACTTGTCGCCAAAGCGATCTGTGCTGCCTCCGGGGACGGATGGAGAGAAGGCACGTACCCAGTGATGTCCGGGAAGAACTTCACCTGGGAAGAACGCAGCGCCGACAACCTGAATAATCACTGGCGGTACAAGGCCAAGAGGGCTATTGAGGCCCTTCAAGACGCAGGGTGGACACCGCCCGCCTAACGCTCCTTCTCCCGCCCTGTAATTGTCCGTTCCACAGCCTGTCTGGAATCGTTCTTCGTCCGCTCGTTCGTCTCAGGAGACGCGGCGAGCATCTTCAGGATGTAGGGTTTCAATGCCCCGGCCACGGTCATAGCCATCTCCACCCAGAACGCAGGGCGCTGGGCAATGAGAAAGGCCCCGGCAAAAAGCCCGGTTAAGGCTATTGCCGAGGCGATCAGCTCGAATGTCGTCACTTATCGATAGCGACGGTCGGCTTGGTAAGCTTGCCCTCGAAAGCGGCGAGGACCAACTTCACAACCACGATGCCAGCGGCCACCATGCCAAGATAGGGGGCAATGAACGCGGGAGCACCGGCAGCAGTCGAACAGTCGAGTTTGCCGCTGACGACGTCCTGGACGCAGCCAAACGACACAAGAAGGTAGGTCGCAAAGCTCAGGACGCCAGTGACGACCGTGAGCAGGGTCTGGAGGAAGTTTGTATTCACAGTTCACCTGTTACTTGGAGCCGGGGTATTTCGCCCACGGCAGTTGAAAGTGTGGCCCGTCCTTGAACGTGACCCAATCACCGCCCCACTCAATCGGGACGTTCTCCGCTTTCGCAGCAGCCTTCACGGCCTTTGCAAGTCGGGAGTACAAAGGCCAATCCCACCGGGGGATGCCTCTAATGGTGCAGGCGAAGTCAACGGCATGGGAGAAGCCATTGGCTGCCGGTATGTGCCGGGACCGCACGGTCTTGGACGCGCCCTTGGCGACGAGCAGCTTCTGTTCCGCCACGGTGCGAACGCCGCAAGTGATGATCCAGAAGGACTCGGGGTCGGGCCAGTCCTCGGCGGTGCGCTTGACGACGCGAACGAGGTCGGGGTGGACGTCTTTCAGGCGCTTTTCGGAGGTCGCAGTGAGGTCCATCACTCGAACTCCTTGAAGCCCGCCCTCACCAGAATGTCCCGGACGAACTGCACGGGCACCGCAAAGCCTATGGTGGACGACCGCATGGCAGCCGACACCACGCCGATGATTTCGCCGTTCTCGTTGTAGACCGCTCCACCGGAGTTGCCGCCGATGATGGCTGCATCCACCTGGAAGTACGGGGTCGGGTCTGACACCGACACCTGGAGCTTGCGCTGCGTCTGGGACACGATGCCCTTGGACACGGAGCCGTCGAGGATGCCCGCCGGGTTGCCGACGACATAGATCGTCTGGCCGCGCTTGATCTTCCATTCCTTGGGCGCGAAGGGTGCGGCGATGCCCGGCTGCCACTTGCTGTCGATGACCTGGATGATGGCAATATCCAGCGTGGCATCACGGGCAATCGGCTTGGCGGCGTAGTGCGTGGAGGAAACGACCTCATAGTCCTGATAGACGTTTTGCCAGACGTCCATGTACCGCTTCGTCTCGACGCGCTTTTCGCGGATTTCCCCGGTGTTCGGGTCAACTTCCGTGATGGTCTTGGTGCTGTAGGCTTCGGAGACGCAGTGAGCAGCGGTGAGGATCAGCCGGGCCTTCTGGCTGATGATGGTTCCGGAGCAGAACGGCTGGGCGTCCATGCCGAGGATGATGTTTGTGGACTCGATCTGCTCATCCATGTCCTCGCTGGGCCAGTCCGCTCTGCTTTCGACCGACATGAAAAAAAACGCAGCGAACAGCAGAGTCAGAAATGACCGCATGGGAATCTCCTTTGTGCGGGTGGGAATTACTTGAAGCTGAAGTAGCCAGTGAGCGAGGTCAGCCAGGCCGTTAAGGCCCCTGCAACAGCGGCAATGCCAATAATGAAAAACTTGGCACCCTTGGCCTGGAGCAGGATTTCGTGCATCTCCGTGACCTTCACGGACATATCGTCCAGTTTGCGTTCCATGTGTCTCTGGTTCGCCTCAAGAACTGCGATACGCTCTGAATCGCTGGTCATGAGCATCACACAACCCGGTATTCAAGCAGTGACCCTCTCCGGACGGTCGTCGTGCCGCTTGACGATGCTTGAGACCACATGAGCCTAAGATTGCCTGCATCCGCGCCATTGTCGGCGTAAACGACAATCTCAACGCGCCCCTCTGTCCCAGACGCGGACGTAATGGAAACCTGGTTGTTGAGAGACGACTGCGAGTCACCGCCAACCGTCCCGTCAGGCGCAACCCAGTTGCACGTCACCGAAACGGGTGAGGGATCGGTTGCCCCTGTGCTGTCGATGCTGAATTTGAAGTCGGCAGCCGCAGGCGTCGAATAAAGGACAACCCATCGGGCGTGGTACTTCGTGTTCGCTGCCATGGCGAACAGCAGTTCGTCATCGGCTTGCTGTGTCGTGTCGGTGGACAGGTTCTCGTTGGCCGACTTGATGACCAGCCGAGGCATGGCAACGCCGCCCACATAGTAGTCATTGGCATTGACCGTGTTCTGGCCCTTGTCGCCGCCCGTAGCGCCTGCGGTATAGACGCCTTGGTCCAGAGACATAATCGAGGTGATGGAACCAGCAATCATGGTCCGGAAGGTCAGGCGGCCATCTTCCGTGCCGTCTGTCACATCCACAGCAGCGGCAACGATGCGGGCATAGGTCGTCTGGTTGTCGGCGCTGTCCTCGCCGTCGAAGTCGATTTCGCCCAGAACGTCGTCATCCGCCGGGGAGGCCGAGTCACGGTGCAGCTTGAGGGTAGGACCAGCCGCAGCGCCCGCATCCGAGGACTTGACCGTGAGCGTCCCGTTGAACGTCTCGGCTCCGTCATTGGTCGGGATGTTGCCGGGCAGCACCTTTCCGTAGACCGCAGACAATTCGATGATGCTGTGCGACGAGGAAATAGACCCCGAATCCTTGGTCAGGGTAACGGTGGTTTCCGTCGTGTAGGACGAGGACGTGATGTAGCCCTCAACGACCGTGGAACCGCCCGAAAGCCGGAACCTGCGGTAAGGCTCGAAATCAGCCGTCCGGTCGCCGTTGAACTTCAGCCGGGTCTGGTTGGTGATGGACAGCGAATAGGATGCAGGCAGGCCCACCCAGCCCCATTCGTCGGGAGCGTACTGCTGGCGGATTTGCGCCATGGCTTCGCGGTTGGAGTTGTTGAGGGTGTTTGCGGCTTGACCCTCCGCGAAATTGATACCGGCGACGTTACTGTTTCCGGAGGCAGTGATGGACCATTCACGAATTGACATTGCGGAAACCTCCGGAGTGTGGTAGGGGCGGATTATGTGGCTGATTAAGGTCTACCAACTGGCTATCGCGCTAGCTGTTGGCTTCTGGGTGATTTGGGATGGAACCCTGCAAAACGGCTACGCGATGGGGTTCCTCGTCTTCCTAGTGACGTGGTTTGCGACCGCCATTCCGGTGTGGACTATCGACTGGTACCGCCGCCGATGGGGAAAGGATAAGCGTTCCCTTGCGCGTCAGTTAGGAATGGTTCCTACGGCCTGCATCAGTGGTTAGAAGAACCTGAGTCTTCGCCTGCCCAAGACGAAGAGCGTCCAGAACGGCGGCCTTCTGCTGTGCGGATTTCCCGGCAAGCACGGTCTTGAGGGCGTCGTTGACACCCTTCATCGTGTAGACTTCCATGAACTTCCGGGCGGCGGCTGACCCAATCACCGAGGCAATGGACGCTGTGATGGAACCGGTTGCGCCGAGCGTGGTGCCGCCAATCGCCATCTGACCCAACCTGCTTCCGGCATTGTGCAGCGGGTTCAGGATACCCTCACGAGTAACGACCGACTTGAATGCCTTCTCTTCGGACTTCGTCAGGTTCGTTCCGCTCTTTTTGCCATAGGAGCCGAACTGGTTGCGGAGCCCGCTTTCGGGGCCGGACGCATACCACTCCGACTTGCTCTGCATCTTGTGGATGCCGTCCGCAAGTATCTTGCTGCGGGCCAGTTCCTTGGCCTTCTTGGTCAGGGAAATGACCTGACTGGCCGGAATGGTGCCGTTGGTGATGAAGCTGCCCCGGTCCGTCACATCCTCAAATTTCTTGAGCATGGACCGCACGAAGAACTTGTCCCTGTTCGACACGCCTTGGTCACGCAGGATCGACGTGGCAATCTGCTTGAGATTGTCCATTTCCTCGAAATCGAGCGACTTGCCCGCGTTTTGCACGAACACATCGCGGAGCCGCGCCGCCTTGGGGTCCAGCACGGCGTCGATCTTCAGTTTAGCAACGTCGTTGATTGCCCTCTGGATGCCGTTGGCGTCGTACTTCACGTCAGCCGCCCGCAGCTTCGTATAGATCGAATCCGCCTGTGCCTTGACCCTGTCGTAGGTCGGGGCGTTCTTCAGCATCTGCTTGGTCCCGGCGTTAACCCCCGGCGCAGCCGTCGCCACACCGCCCGCCAGAGCAGCGGCGAAGCGCGCATAGGGCTCCGCAGCCGTTCCCTCAGTTACCTGCCCAGCCGTCTCCGAGGCGACCGCAGGCACCGTTGCCAGTGCAGCCTTGCGCATGAGCCCACCGGGTCCAGCAACAGCGCTGGGGACGAACTCGCCAATGGTCTTGGCATACTGTCCAGCCGTCGTTTCGGGCTGATGGAGCGGCCCAGTGACGTTCTGGACGGATTGCATGACTTCCGGACCGGACGGAGGCGAAATGGCCGTTCTGGACTGAGCCACGGCCTGCCTGCTGGCCGCCGACTGTTCTGGCGACACGCCCATAACCTGATCGATGAGGCCGGTGGCTTTCTCGCCCAGCATGGTCCCCAAGTCCTGCGGCATCGTCGCTAGGCCCACGGCACCCTGCACAAGGCCCGTGCCTGCGCTCTTGAGGACGTCCATGCCGGTTTCGGTCCATGACCGCTCGCGGTCGGACTTGCCGCCTGCGGAGGTCTGGGGAGCCCCGAACTTCTTGCGCAGCGCGCCCTTTATCACGTCCGGGGGCGTACCGTCCGGGAACTCTGCAATGGCTCCACCAGGAAGCTCGACTTCGATCATTCCAGTTCCCCTGTCTCAGGGTTGAACTTGTAGCGGGTGTTGCCGGTGGACTCGGCGGGAGCCTGCCCGCCGTTCAGCCGCTGGACCGCGCGCTGTCTGCCCTGCATGACGATTTCCTCGTAGTCGTTGAGGGCGTCCAGGAACTCTTCCTCTGAAGTCGCGGTGTTCATGCGGGTGACGGCAGCCTTGGCCGTCTGGCCTTCCGCGTTGGACAACTGACCGAGGCCGCGCATTTGCTGAATGGCTGTGAGGAACGCGCCACTCGTCACCTCGTCAACCTTCGTCTGGAAGTCATACCCCGGAGACGCCGGAATGTTGTTGAATATGGCCGACTTGCCTGTGCCGATGGCCCTGTTCGGGTCCGAGCGCAGTTCGTTGATCTTGTCCAACGCAAGGTCGGCAGCGGCGATGTCGCCGGGAGCGCCCGCGATTGCCTGTCCTTCAACCTGTCCCTGTTCGGTCTGGGACGCCTTGCCACGATTATCAATCGGCATGGACGTGACCTGTTCGCCAGTACGGGTGTTAACGCCCGCCACCGACGTGCCGAGGTTCTGCATGGACAACGCAGGTGCCCAATCGCCGCCATTCGGTGGCGGGACTTCCTGCATCCCGCCGCTCTTCAGCAATTGGCCAGCGTGCAGTTTATTGTCCTTGTCCTTCCAGTAAACGAGGTTCAGACCCGCCTCCGTTCCGCCACCCGGAGGTGCAAACTGCTGTTCGATCTGCGCACCCGCGACCTTCTCCGGGAACATGCGGGCAAGCGCCTGCTGCTCTGGAGGAAGGGTGCTGATGTACTGCTCAAGCTGGGCCTTGCGCTGGCGCTCTTCCTCGCGCTTCTGCTTTTCCTGTTCGGCTTGGTCCAACATGCTCTTCATCACGGCAGCGTCCTTGGAGCGGTCACGCGCCGACTCCCGCGCCTTGCCGTAAGCCTGCCCAAGCGCCTCCATGGGGTTCGCTCTGCTGTTCGCCAGCATCTGCATTCCCATGTCGCCAATGAACTGCATTCCAGCACCCGCCGCAGGATTGCCCTGCACCATGCCGGGTTGCGGAGGAGCAAAGCCATAGGGCGATACAGCCGTGCCGATGCGCCCCGGAAGTTCGTCAAGCCAGCTAGCCATCTCTCACCTCACCAACCGAACATATTGCCGAGCAGCGCGGAACCGCCGCCGAGCATTCCGCCAATCGCAGCGCCACCAAGGCCGCCAATAGGCCCACCTGCCAGTGCGCCGCCTGTGCCGAACAGGGACGCACCCGCCATCGCACCGCCAAGGCCGGTCGTGAAGGGGTTCATGCTGCCGCCGTCCGTGGTCTGCCGGTAGCCACTCGGAACGCCGTTCAGCAGGTTCATGTAGCGCCCGAGGTTGTCCCACTGCGAGTTCTGCTGAAAGTTCCACTTGTCCTTGTCGGCATTGATAAGCGACTGGTTGTACTGGTCGAAGCCCTGCCCCGCTTGCCCCAGCGCCGCGATGTCCTTGTAGTCCTGATTAGCGATGTCCGGGGCCATGAGCATCCCGCGCATCTGGTTCTGTCGCTCGTCGCCGTAATTCTGGTAGGCCATGTTGGACGAGACGTTGCCGATCTGGCCCATGAGCGCGTTTGCCGCCTGTCCCTGCCCCATCGCATGGGCTCCGGAACCATAGCGACCGGCGCTGGAGAAGGTGCTGTCCAGTCCCGGTGCGATCTGCTGGTTGTAGGTGTCCACCATCGGCTTGGTGGCCGCGCCGATAGCGCCCTGAAGATAGGGATTGCCCTGCTTCAGGTAGTCGCCGTTGAGCGTCTTGGTGAGCTGGCCCTGTGCCGCGCGGTTGATGGGAGAACCGCCCAGCGCCCGGTTTGCCATGCTGTTGAGCGCGCCGCGCGTATAGCCCGACATGGGGGCGATCTGCTTGCCCTGATAATACTGCGGGCCGCCCTGCTTGTAGAGTTGCCTGCCCCAGCCCATGCCCTGCTTGAGCTTGTTCATATTCCAGGGGACTTGTTTGACCGTGTCAGCCATGATTGCCTCGCTTAGGACTTGCGCCAGCCGAATAGAACGGCCATTCCTGCCGTGATGGTTGCGGAGACCCGCCACTTGATGGCGTTCACGAAGCCGGTGTTGGCCGTCGCCGTGATTGCCGTATTGAAAAGATTGGTCTGCTTCGTTGTGTCGGAACGCAGGCTCTTGATGGGCCTTCCGTCACCGCCGAACACCTTGAGGTCAAGCGCGATGATCTGGTTGGTGGATGCCGTGGCCGATGAAGTACCGAGGCTGAGGAACGGGGTCGTGCCGCCGTCCGTGTAGACACCGACAGATGCAGTGGCCGACGTGCCGCTTTCAATCCTGTATTGCGCATACATTTGCAGGACTGCGTAATCCGACCACGATCCGGAGAACGCAATTTCGTTTATGTTCGAAAGAGTCTTGTATCCCAACAGCACAGAACCCGGTGACGGGGGAGCCGCTGCGGCAATCATAACCGACACGGAGTTGGATGTAACATAGGCCGTCGCTGCGCTGGCGCTTGTCATGTACGGAGCAAGCCGCGTCGTTATCATCGCAGACGCCGAATTGGACGTCAGGTAGGTTGCCGCCACGTCGGCCGCCGTGATGTACGGAGACAGTTGCGCGGCAATCATGGACGAAACGCTGTTGCTGGCCGCATAGGGGGCAAGACGCGCGGTAATCATCACTGACGCCGAGTCAGATGAAACGCCGCCGCCTGCGCCGCCAAACTGGTCCTTGGGATACGTCATCAGACGATCCAGTAATTGCCGTTATATGCGACGATGGAGTACGACGCATATTGGGTTGGAATGCTCAATGTGGCTGCTCCGTCTATGTCGCCCGCAACAGCCTGCACCGTCAGCGTGTTAGCCCCTGCCGTCAGACGCTTGACGACAAACACCGTGTCCGCCGCCACGTCGCTGGCATCAGGGAGCGTTATCGTCACAGCACCAGCCGTCGTGTCCACGAACCAGAAGCGGTTTCCCTGCCCGTCCGTGAACGTCCACTGATCGCCGTCCAGCTTGTAGATGCCGCCCTGCTTGGCACCCGGAGCGTCGGTCCTGCGGAATGGTGCGCCCGGATCGCGCGCAAAGTCCCTCACCTGCGGCCTTCCCGCGTGAAGTCAATATCGATGCCCATGACCCGCTGGAACCCGCCCGTCACGTCGATGCGGAAGCGGTGATAACGAGCGTTGGACCGGACCGGGCAGTCGCCTATGGTCGTGTTCATGTTGGACGCACTTCCCCACACAACCGCGTTGGTCAGGAGGTCGCGCTGTCCGACTGTTGCCGATATGTTCCCCACAGTGCCTTGCACCAGGGGACGGATATTGCGGATGAAGGCGCGGGAGTCGGCAATCAACTGCCCCTCGCCCGTGGTGAACCGTGCGGCCTTCTCGTCGCCCTCAAAGCGCGCAATGCGATTGGAGGTATTGACGCAGCCGACACCACGTAGACCGCCCTGCCAGATGGGCGAGTCCAGCGAATAGGCCAGCGTGTCCACGTTCGCCGTGATGCTGTCGAGGTCGGAACCGCCCGTGATATGGTTGAACAGGAAGAACATCTCTTCCGAGACTTTCGTCCAACGACGCGACTGCCAGCCATAGGCCAGCATCTTGTCCGGCGTTCCGGAAGGCGAGTTAACAGAGGGATAGCTGATGAGGTACAGCTTGTTGATGGTGTCGATAATGGCCGAAACGCGGTGTCGGAAACTGGCGTTGAAGTCGGCAATGAACGTGTCGTCTATCTGCTCCTGCCCAATCGGCGTGGCGGATGCGCCGTCGAACACATAGAATCCGCTATGCGACAGGAAGAACGTCAGGTTCTGGAAGCGAGCCACGGAACCGGGAGCAGCACAGCCGATGCCGGGGGCCACCTCGTCAAAGCGAAACACCAGCGGAGAGCCCACATAGGTCATGCGCCAGACGCTGTTGTCGGTCAGGATGGTGCCGAAGTCGCCGCCCGTGATGCGCTGGATGTTCTGCTCAGCCCCGGCCAGGTCCTGGAAGTCCGATTGATAGCGGGCATCCGGGCCATAGCGGAGCGGGTTGTTGATGCGGGACCACTGCGTCCGGTTGGCCCCCGTGCCGAGATTGCCCAACACCGCGAAGTCACGCACTGTTGCAATATGTTTCGCCACTGGAGCGGAGGCAGAGGCAGAGGCATCGAGGAATTGGCTGGACGTTCCAAGCGTATAAACCTGGAGCGCGTCGATGCCGTTGACCGCCAGATGCGTGTTGCCGAACGTCGTGAACTCCCAGTAGCCGTCATCCGCCGTCGTATAGGTGGCTGTACGCGAGACATTGGAAATCGTGCCCGACGCTTCCCGGTAAAGCTGCTTCGGCGTCCCGGCGAAGGTAAACACGTTGCCCGTGGTATCGCGGGTTGACACGGCACCCACGCAGGTGGCCGACAGCGAACCGGAATACGGTGTCGCATCGTAGAACGGCCCGTAGCTCTGGGCGTAGGGGATGCAGTTCTCTGCTTCCTCCAATTCGCCGTTGAGCAGGTCGGGCTGGTCCGTCTGGAGATTGCCGAACAATACGCGCATGTCAGCTATACTTCAGCACACGATAGGGGGTGCGGAGCAGGTCGGGATAGTTCCACGCAATCTTGCGGGTGTTGCTGCCAGGCGGCCCCTTGCGGCGCTTCTTCTTGTCGTCGGGAGGCGGATCGTCCTTTTTCTTCTTGTCGCTCTTAGCGTAGGGGTCGGGGTCGCCTAGGCCATAGTTGTTATTGTTGTTGCCCTCGCCGCCGTGAGGGCGGATCGTGGCACCTGCCCCGCCAAGGCCGCCAAACAGGCTGGCAACGCGGTTCTTCGTCTCGCTGATCGAGTCTGGAAACGAGGTGTCCTGCCCCGGCGCAACGCTGGTCGGGCTTGCGGGTTCTTCGCCACCCGCCATCGTGATGTCCTGCGTGTTCTGATAGGCACCCGGAGCCATGTTCACGCGCGGGTCGCCAGCAACCATCGTGGCCGGTGAGCCGATGCCGGAAGCGTCAGCATAGCCGGGAGGCAGGCCCTGACTGGCATACTGGCTGAACGGGTTCTGCGACGGCGTGGTGCCTACCCCGGCCGGAATGTCGGGGGACTTGTAGGCTGTCTGGTTGGCAATGCTGGGCACCTGCCCCGGCAAGGCCGCGAAACCTCCGAAGGTCGCGCCGCCAATCTGGCCCATGGCATCGGGAATGGACGGCTGGCCCATGGCAACGTCATAAGGATTGCGGGCCATGACAGGGCTCTGAGGCACGTTCGGCATTGCGTTCGGGACCGTGCCAGACATGACGCCGTACTGGTCCTGCGGGACTTGATCCTGCATCTTGGGTTCGGGTTGCGAACTGAACATCTGGCTCAAGGCACCGGCCTTCAACGGCGATGACAGGCCGGTCGGGGCCGACAGGTAGCCCGTGCCTACGCCTGCGCGCGGGCCGAACATACCCTGCGGGGCGGCGGGAGCCTGCGGCTGGTTGGCCGGGTTGGCGTAGTAACGCGCCATGGCCTCCTGGATGCTGACCTGCCCATCGGTCGGTGAGAAGCCGCCCAGCGCCATGCCGCCCGACAGGTCGGAACCATACCCGCCATAGCCAATGCCGCTGTTGAAGTTGCCCATGCCGTTGTCATAGCCGCCACCGCCCATCCCAAGGCCGCCCCATCCGGAGCCAATGTCGCCATAGTCGTTGTCGGTGCCGTCGCCCGCATAGCCGCCACCGTCGAAGCCCCAGCCCCCAGAACCGCCGTCAAGCTGCGACCCGCCCGTGTCCCAACTGCTGCCGCCATCGTCAGCGGTGCCCCCGAGAGAGCCGCCAAGGCCATAGTCCGTGTCGCTGCCGCCGATGAACTCACGGGCTGCGAATGCTGTCTTTTTACCACGCCGCCTTGCCATCCCCAGCCTCCCTAGAAATCGGTGGGGCGAACCTGCCCCGTAGATTGCAGCGAGAACGCATCGCTCTTGAGCGTGTTCAACGCATCTTCCTCAGCGCCCTTGGACAGGGCCGCCAGTTCCATGTCTTTCAGCGTATAGGCATAAAGTTCGCGCTTGGCACGATGCCGGATCAGTTCGCGCCCGTCATTGAACCATGCGGCTTCCGAGGACACCGAATAGGAAAGGCTCGTGGTGCTGTCCGCGAGGTCCACGACGCCGTCGATCAGGATGCCGTAGTTCGTGTCCGCGTTACTGTCGAAGTGGATGACGTCGTTATAGACGCACCATTCCGCAGGCTGGGTCGATGTCACGATGTCCTGGCGGGACATGATCCAGTTGTAGTCGCGGCGATAAAGGTCGAGATAATCCGCAGCGGTCCTGACCAGACGCACCCGGTCGATGTTGCGGAAGCGATAGGAAACGGCACTGAGCGCAATGGTGGCCGCACCCGACGACAGGGACGCCGTGACGCGATACCGCTCGTTGAACGGCAGGCGTGTCGCACGATAGGCACGAATGGCCGTGTCCACCGCGCGCATGATCTGCCCGGACAGATCGGTACGGGCCAGATCGTCGGCTATTGTCTCTTCCAGTTGCGTCCGGGTTGCCATCGCTAGCCCTTACAGTTCTTGATGTGCATGTGTCGGCCCCGACCTAGTTGCTTGCCGCACTTTGGGCAGTTGAGCGGTGGCGGGACTGGTTTGGTGATCGGTTCCCGCTCGTAAGCCGGGGGTTTGATAGAGGCCAGCAGTTGCGTCGTCGTCTCGCCGCGTTTCGGATAGTTCACGCGGCCTCCTTGTCCTGCCGTTCGCACATATGCCGCCAGACACCGATGCGCTGGGCCTCGTCGCGCCAATCCTTGAAGTAAGGCGCATTGGAGTCGCGCATGTGCGGGAACCAGGGTCCGCCCAGCGTGTAGTGGACGTTCAGCGGCTTGCCCTTTGTCGTCCCGTCGATCCAATTCCAGCCATGCCGCAGGTCGCCAATCTCGTAGTCCGGAAGCCAGCTCAGGCCATGAAGCCATGAACCGGGCTCTGCGTTCACGACGTCAGGCGTCAGCATCTTGCTCGACGGATGGCCGCAGTTGAACAGCATGAAGGACGACCAGTTCTTGCGGAAGTATTTCTCCTGCCGCATTCCGTCCATCTTCAAGCCCTCTTCAGCGATGTACCGCTGCTTGCAGACCTGTACCGCGTACTTCTCGTCAGCCTCGTGCAGCAGTTCGGCAACGTCTGCCATGAAAAGCTGGTCGCAATCCATGAACAGTGCCCAGCCTTCCCACTGCATCAGTGCGGGCACGAGAAAGCGCGAGAAACTGAACTCGGTCGAGAACGGCTTGCCGTCGATGTTGTCGATCTTCTGTGCGCCCTGCGTGTGCCATGTGCGGCGATAGAGGCCTGCGTGATGCAAGGCCCGCTGGTCGAGTTTCTGTATCTGGACCGGCACCGAGGCATGGCGGAGGATGGAGGACCGGGCGACGTCGTAGGCTTCGGGCTCGCGGGCGTCGTAGCCGATGAAGATAGGCAGGATGTCGATGGGGACGTTTTTCATGTGCAGATGTACCAAGCGTTATATGCTTCCTTCGCGGGGTTGCTCTGTCGCTCCACAGTAAAGCCCGCATCCGTCAGAAACCGTTCCCAAGTCTCTTGGGCATGAAGGGACAGATGGGCATTCCTGCCGTCTGCCAGGGTCTTCGATGCCGGGTGCAGGGCAATCACAAAGAACGCCGTGCGCTTGGTCAGTCGCCTGATTTCGCGCAGGACATTCATTACCAGTTCAGGTTCGACGTGTTCCATCACATCGCCACAGACCACCACGTCATGCTGTCCCGGAGTGCTGTCGAGGCCGGGAATGCACGGGTCGTAGTTGGTCACGCGGTAGGCCGGGCCTAATGCCGTTGCGAGGGTGCATTTGCCACAGCCGAAGTCGAGGATGCTCTGTCGGCCAAACTCGGACAGTTCGCGGACGAACTCGCGCCAGACATGACCGGACGTGCCGTATTCGGGCTTCTCGTCGTGAAGCTGCTTGTTCAGCGCCTTGTAGGACTCGGTGATTATGACCATGACGCACCCCGCACAATTTGCCCAACTTGGGTTTGCGAGACACCAAACAGACGACCAAGTCCGGCTTGTGTCCAATCGCCGCGTTTATAGAGATTCCGGATTGTTCCGACGTCAGAAGACGTCAATTTGGCGCGGCCATTCTTTTCACCCCTGCTGGCGGCCTTCTCTGGAAACAAAGAAACATGAGTGCCGGCCACGATGGCGTCCCGCATGTTGTCTTTTTGAGTACCAGCGTAAAGATGGGCGGGGTTGACGCACTTCTTGTTGTCGCACCGATGGCAAATGATTTTTCCTGGGGGAATTTCGCCATTAGCTAGAATATACGAGACACGGTGGGCGAGGCGTGACTTACGCCCCTCGAATACAACGCCGTAGCCGTATCTTGTTATTGTCCCGGTCCATTCCCAGCATTGTGTTGACTCGTTTACCGTGTACTTCATGCCGCCCTCCGCATCGTGCGGTCACGCAGCATGGATTCGACTTGCCCCATGACGTTGTTCCATGACCCGTCCTCGCGTTGACGGAGCATGGTGCAGTTGCCGTACCAGGGGGATGGTCCCCGTATGCCATATCTCCACGCGACCATCTTCGGCGTCAGGCACCATTGCTCGACGCCCAGCGCGCCGCAGAGATGATGCAGCGAGGTGTTGACCGTTATCACGAGGTCCAGATTGGCTAGGAAGCCAGCCGTTTCCTCGTAGTCGCGGATCATGTCTTCCCAGTGGTGGATGGGAACCTTCGTCTCGTTGCCGACCATGGCCGTCTCGTCGGCGGGGCGGTTGGCGAAGTGGTTCCTGTATTGCAGGCTATAGAACTCAACGCCGGGGGTCTTGAGGATCGGAGCCCAGTCAGACAGCGGCACGGTGCGCTTGTCGAAGCGCGTTGACTTCAGCCCACCGGCCCATGAAATCGCCACGCGGTAGTTGTTCGTCGGACCAAGGATGGTCTTCCACTTCTCGACCTTGGCAGGGTCGGCCTTGAGGTAGGGCACCTTCGGAAAGTCTTCGTCCTTCTTGCGGAAGTGCATCCCCATGCTGCCCATCGGGAGGTAAGCATCGGGCTTGTGGTCCTTGATCCAGTCGAACGGCGCATCCCAGTCGCTGGTGGTGTAGACAGCCTCCAGACCGGGGAATGACCGCCGGATGAACCCTTCCAGCCGCTTGTCGCAATCGACAATGACCTTGCATTTGGCCATCAGGTCCGGAAGCATCGAGAGGTACATTATCTCGTCGCCAACACCCTGCTCGCCGTAGCAGATGACCGTCTTGCCCGGCGTTCCGTCCCACGGGGGAAGCCCGCCATAGGTCTTGAGCTTGCGTTCCATCGGCTTCAGGGGAGAAGCGATGAAGCCTGCCTCGTCATAGAGGCGGAATCCTGTTTCCCAGTCGCCTAGCTCCAGGTGAGCCAGCGCCTTGTTCCACCGCGCGAAACGGTCGTCTGGGTCGATCTTCAGTGCCTTGTCGGCGTAGTAGATGCACTTGTGCGGCGAACCTGCGTTGACATGCAGACCGGCCAGACCGTGCAGGCAGTGGGCTTTGTCAACGTCGATGCCGCGCTCGTCCGGCTTCGGATTGGCTTCGCAAATCTTCAGCGCTTCTTTGTAGCACTTGGCCGCGAGGTCGTCGTGATGCTCTTTCTTGTACGCGACAGCCTGATTGAGCCATGTACCCGGACCCGTGACGCCAAGCGCCCTCGCCCGTTCCATCATCACCGCACCCAGCGCCGGTCGCCCGGTGTGGATGAACAGGACACCATAGGCTCCTGCAATGTCGGGATGCTCCGGATAGCGGTTGTGGTAGTATTCCCACTTTCGCTCAAGAGCGGCCCAGTCTTCCGGCTTGGTCCTGACGTTGCCCAGCAGTTTGGCTTGCTGGGTGTACAGGTCCTCGATGATGTCTCGGAGGTCCATCAATTCTCCATGTTGGGAGGAAGGCCGGGAGCGTGATTGCCCCCGGCCCTGCGTCGTTACGTGTCCTGGATGTACCGGACGGCCAGCGTGATGGTCCCGGACGCCGTGGGCGAACCAGAAGCACCATCCTTGCGGAGCATCGGCACGATGTAGCGCGTGGTGGCGTCGTCAGACACCGACACGCGGTACGGGAGCACAGCTCCGGTCGTGAACGTCTGGCGCGTGAAGACGTTGGTAAGCGTAGCGGAACCGAACAGATCGGCGGTTCCACCGTGAATACCGGCCTCCATGATAGCGACAGACGCGCCGCTGAACTCGACGCGGCCAATCATCGCAATCTCCGTGATCAAAGCTCCGTGAGGAATCTTCAGATCAGAGAACACGATGACGTCGGTATCCGACAGCGTTCCCGCCATCGCATACGTCTGGACGCGCTCGATCACCTCGGCGCCACGCGGGATGCGGGGCTGCTGAGACGAGACGGCAGTGGATGCAGTTACAGTAGCCATGTCATTTCCTCCTTACGGCGCTGCGGCATAAGTGGAGATGACGATGGTGCCGAAGTCCTTGCTGTTGAACTGCAACTTCTTCGCGCCCATGATCGTCTGGACGGAAACGCCCATCTGACGGTCATAGTCGAACTGCTCTTCGATGTACTTGGGGTTGTCGGAGAAACCTTTGCCCCAGGCCATCGCGGCAGCCTGCGCACCGCAGAACACGGCGCGACGTCCAGTGCCCGCACCCTGGCCGGTCGTGATGGCCGGAAGGCGCGTCCACTCATGCAGCACAACACCGTTGTAGACACCGAGAGCGCCCGTAAAGATGGGGTTCTCAGCGACTTCGCCACCCGTCATCGCCGCCTTCTGGATGTCAAGCCAGTCGCCAGTGTTCGTGCTCTGGCGCATGTCCTTGACCTGGAAGGGATGCAGGAAGCAGACGTAGTACGACTGCGATCCGACCTTGATCGGGCGGATCAGCGGGTTGGCGGTCTTCGCAATCGCCACGGCGCGATCCAGCGTCTTGAGGCTGAACGTGTCCGAGGTGGAGAGCGAGGATTCCGCCGAGTGGTCGGCTTCGTCGTCCTGCTGGCGGATGATGAACCGGCGATCCGTGCCCGTGCCTGAAGACGGGGCAATGGCCGCGTTGTTGCCGGTGTACAGCGTGTCCGACTGCGTGGTGTAGCCGGTGAGCTGGTTCGCCAGTGACGTGTCGATCCTCTCCGCATACCAGTCCTGGATGCCGAGAGACATTTCCTCGCGGACCGAGAACGGAATGCGCTGAGAGTCAATCGTCACCTTGGACCGGACTGCATGGGCGAGGTCGTTGATGTAGAGCGAGTCATTGTAGAGGGCGAGCGCTTCTTCGCTGCCTTCCAATGCTTCGGTTTCGCCTACGCCACGGCCCGTGAGCTGCATGCGCAGGGGGACCGTGATTTTGTCACCGCTGCCCTTGCTGGTGTCATCGAAGACCTGGATCATGTTGTTGGACGAAGTGCCCATGAACTTGGACGCCATCGTTTCCTTCAACGCTTCACGCGCGATCTTCCGCGACCACAGCTTGACGGCAAGCGGATGGTTCAACGGGAAATCCGTTGTTGCCATTTGCTTATTCCTTGCTGATGATGTTGGGAGTTTGCTGTTCGATCCGGTGACGCTGGATCGTGCGAAGCGCCCTTGAAGGAGGCGGCCCTGTGTGTCCGTTGACGCTGGACTGGCGAATTGCGCCCGTTAGAGGTCGGCGGCACCTATACCCCGTTGAGGGGAATTAGCGGCGGAACAGATCGGACCTGTTGCCGTCGAACATCTTGTCCCATGCCTTGTCGAAGGCAGCGCCCTTCAGGTTCAGAAGGTCTTCAGGCTGCATCTGCTTCGACGGCCCCTTGCCACCAGCGGCGACCGATGAGGCCACCTGCTGCTTGACAGCCTGCAATTCGACATTGATGGCGGGAGCCTGGGCTTCCGCTTCCGGGGCTGGTTCAGCGGCAGGAGCCGGGGCCTTGCCACCAAAGCCTCGCGCCTTGGCAAGCTGGTAGAACTGTGTGGCCGGGTTCACCCGCTGTTTCAGCGCCATGTCGGCCAGTTGCCGGGCCTCACCAATGACCGCCTGCGCGATCTGGTAGTCTGCCGCTCCGGGATGCATCACGCGCAATTCCTGCGCGCGGGCGTTCTGGAGGTAGGACACGGCCTCATAATAGTCCGGGTTGGCTTTGGCGAACTCGGCCTCGCCCAGCGTGGTGACGTGCTGGACGTGCTGGAGGTGCTGTTCCTGGGCGCGCTGCTGGCGAAGTTCTTCCTGCTGCTGGCGCATCCACTTGAGCGAGCCGATGGGGTCCGTTTCCGGGTCGGGGATGTCTTCCGGTTCCTCGGGTTCGGCTTCCGGCTGCGGGGGTTGCTGGACACGCTGCTCCAGCATGGCGAGGCGGCGTTCCAGTTCGGCGCGCTTCTGGCGCTCCTCTTGCAGGGCCTTGAGGGGAACTTGCCTCTCGGGCTGCTGGACGGGGGCCAGGGGCGCTTCCGGGGCTTCAGGGGCGGCTTCTTCCGCTACGGGCTCAACGACAGCCGGGGCAAGCGGAGCGGCCTCTACGGGCTTCTCTACGGGCGCGGCGGGTGCGTCCGCTTTCTCGAAGGCAGCGGAGGCTTCCGCGAGTTCTTCCTTGAACGTCTTGTCCGGCAGGTCGTGCAGCTTCTGGAGAAAGTCGCTCATGTGTTTCCTATGTTGGGGTTACTTCAAGGACGGTCACGTCATCGTGGACCTGCATGTCTACAAATGCGGTCGCGTTACCGGAGTTGTATTGCGTCCAGTTGCTGACGTTGTTCGGATTGTGGACGTATGGCCTGATGGACCGGCAGGTCTTGTTGCCGTCGTTGAACGTGATGCGGATGGTTCGGAACTCGAAATCCTCAGTCCCGTTGATTGGATTTTGACCACGATAGTTTCGGTGCCAGGATTCGTGGTCGAACCACATGGCGAGCAGCCACTTTCCATTTGCCTTCTGGAACAACAAGTGGTGGATCAATGGACCGTACTGGCCACCGATGTTCGGCGGGTTGCCCAGCGAGAAATCGAGGTTATTCACCGCGAACGTGCGCGCATTGCCTGCCGGGTCGTAGAACGCGCGAGCCGTGTTCAACTGCGTCGTGTAGAACGGGCGCGGCGTGTATTCAAAGACGCCGCCGACCGACCTCCATGATATGGAGCCATAGATATTCCCGTGTTCGTTGGGATTATCCATAAACTCGTACCAGACGTAATGCCCATTGCCGTTGACGCCGACACCGCGCAGCATGTGCTCAAAGTGGGCGCGCTGTGTGTATTTGGCCTGCACAGCACTGGTCACGAATGCCCAGTTGTTGTCGCGCACCAGATTAGGATCAATCGAGCCCGGCCCTTGGTGATGCCAGCCGCCCTCGGTGCAGGAGTACGGCATCCCCAGCTTCCGGTCTTCGCCCCCGACGTAATAGTCAGGCGTCGAGAGTGCCAGAATGCGCAACTCGTGCAGACTGTCGTCCAGAGCAATTTCCAGCACTGGATCGCCGTTCTCATCAAGAACGGTCCCCGGTGTCCCGGCTAACGTCGGCTCGCGGCCTCCGGTGTAGTAATGGAAATTCAGCTCATCGAGACGCGGCAGAACATCATCTTGCCATGTAAGGCCATCGGATGTGGTATAGGGCGCAAGAGAAGCTGTGGCCGATGCGTTCCACGGCCCTTTCCCGTCCGCCCAGACGATGCGCAGCATCTGGTCGCGCTCACGCCCCCATGGCGAATAGCTGACCTTGCGGACACCCGCGAAGTCACCGCCATAGAACTCCATGCGGTCGAGCCATTGGTTGCACGATCTGACGACGTCACGAGGCGCGTTTGTCCTGTGCGTCTGGTTCTTGGGGTTGTTCGGCTCGTTTAGCCCCTGGAACGAGTTGACGATGCAGGTGCCGCCGATGAAGAAGTTGTCGTGGGCGTAGTCGATCATCCATTGCGGAGACTGCGTGTCCGTCACGCGGTTGTCGGATAGTGTGGCCTCAAACTTTGCGCCATGATTGTTGTAGAGTTTGCGGACAATAGTCGTCACCGGCCCGCCGCCAAAAGCATTGCGCCAGCGCTTGATGCCGACGTCAGCCATGGGCTTGTACATCGACTCCATCCATCCGCCCGCACGGACATGGTCGCCCCACGGAGAGCCAGCGGCCTGGAAGTTGAAGTGCCCCTGAAGACACATGGCTGCGTTAACTTCATAAGCGCGGCGCGGCGTGATGCCTGGATCGGGGCCGGGATCGACATCTGCAAGCGTGCGCACAAGCAACGACGTTGAGAAGTCGGAGAAGTTCGTTCCGTCCGTTGAGCGCAACTGCACCCCATAGATGCGGTCTGGCGTTCCGACGTTTACCGTCTGCCCAGACGTGATGGACTGGACGCTCGAAATCTGCCCATCAATTGCGATTTCGTACCCGGTCGCACCAGCAGCGGCAGTGAATGTAATAACGAAAGACCGCTGTGAAATGCTACTTGCTGCAATATTCGTGGGAGGCAAAAGAACAAGCGACACGGAGTTAAGCGTAATGCTTACATCCTGCGATGCGACGAAACCCTTCTCTCCAATGACTGATATGGTCCCGGTCCGGACGCCAGCAGTTATGTTGTTTGTCGGCCTGATCTTGCCGTCCACGGCCTGCAAGACTGTGTCGTCATCAACTTCGATGTTGCTGATCGTGAAGTTTGACGTAACCGTGATTTCCACGGTCGTCCCGACGTCCCCCGTGGCAGACGCGGTCGAGGTGATTGCGGCAATGCCTCCGGTAATAGCCATTATGCGGATACTCCGTAGGCTGCTGCCACAAGGCGCACGTTATCGGCAGCGAAGGGATCGACGCCGTTGAACCACGCCGGGCTGATCGTCCGGTTGTTGGCCGCATTGACCAGCGAAGCGCGGGCCACGGACACGCGGAACGCACTTCCGGCAATGCCGTCGAACTTCTCGGAAGCCCCTGTCCACGTTACGGTCGTATCGACGGATACCGCCGTATTGGAGCACAGGCAGAAAATGGCCCCGCCAGCCGGACAGGCAATGGTGCCAGACAGCGTAGATGCCGAGTTACTGCCCGTCTCGATGTTGGTCGAGTTGTAGGGCCTGGAGTGCGTGTAGCCCGCCACCCAGCAGCGCACCGCATTGGCCGATGTCGTCACGCGCAGGTACCTCGTGGTCCCCGTCGCCAGATCGGCATCGGAAATCGAGATATAGTTGGTGGACGCCGTGTCGGCGCTCTGGCCCGTGCTGCATCGGATAGTCAGCGACGTGGCGTTGACGTTGTTGGTGGCGTCCGCAAGCGTCGGATGCAGCGAAACCGTTGAGTGTGTATGCGCCGAACCGCCATTGGTGCCCACCAGGAGCGTGATGCGCCGCCTTGCATCCGCCGTGCCGACGCCAAGGCCGGTATCAAAGACGAATGTGGTCGTGCCCCCCGAAACGGTCTTGATTTGTTCCCCACCGGAAGCGGACTCGATGTAGGTGTCGGCAAGCCCCGTGGTGAAGCCATCGCCGGTCGATACCGTGGACTGGCCTCCAGACGCGCCCTCGTGCATGAAGTGGGCATAATAGGTGGTATTGGCGGTCAGGCCCTCGGCAGTGAAGGTCTTGGCCCCGGACGATGTGACCGCCGTGTTGCCGCTGGTCACGGCACCCGATGCGCTTTTGACGTTGGCGGCAGACGGGGCCGTCGAGGACGTGGTGATAACCCAGTAGATCGTGCCGTTGGCTGTGTCGGTGGTAACACCCAGCGATGCCTCGTCCTGCCCAACAGCCGTATCGAGCGGGCTGGACAGGCTGGGAGCCGCCGCCGTGGTCGTGAAGCCATCACCAGCGGCCACGTTGGACTGGTTGGTGGCTGCGTCCTCGTGCATGAAATAGGCGTAATAGGCCGTGCCTGCACTGAGGCCCGTGGCGTTGAAATTCTGCGTTCCCGTGGCGGTGATGACCGATGATCCAGACGCCGTTGCAGCAGCGCCCGCGTGGTTTTGGCCCGCCTTCACCTGCGCCTTGCTGGGCGGCGTGGCAGATGTCGTGACAACCCAGTAGAGCGTCCCGTTGGCTTCATCCGTCGAGACGCTGAGATTGGCCGTGGTCTGGCCCGATGCCGTGTCCACGGGGCTGGTGAGGACAGGCGCGGTCGTGTCCGTGCCGTAGACCAGCGAAATGTTGGACGTGTCGGAATAGTCGGAAATCCGCCCCGTCAGGTCCGCGATGTAGAACCGCACGTCATAGTTGCCCGCCGCAGGCACATCGCCGCCCCGGAAGGTAAACGTCGTCCCGCCCAGATCAGTGGTCGTGAGGGTGCGCGAGATGCGGTGTGTGACCGTGGCAAACTCATCCGTCGAATACTCGGCAACCAGCGCGTAGCCTGCCACCGTGTCGGCAGCGAAGCCAAACGTCCACGAGTGCGCCGGGTCGGTTCCGTCCTGGAACTCAACAAGCGGCGGCGATGCGGTGTTGATACACCGGCCTGTGAAGCTGATGATTGCCATTAGGCTGTCAGACTCTGCAATTCGGTGTTGGTGATGCGGCGCTTGAGATAGGTCAGCCGCTTGATGTGGCCGCACCATGCTGCGGTGCCCGCCCAGCTCGAACCGATGTAAAGCCGGTCAACGGTCGGGAGCGTGGCGGTGGCGTCCGTGCTGAGTGTGCCGTTGAAACACAGGCCGAGGTTGTTTGCTTCGACTGCAAAGGCAACCTTGAATGTCGTGTCCACCGTCGGGGAAAAGGCCGTGAATGTGGCCTGTCCAGCGCCGCCGTCTACGACTGCACATCCGAGGGTCGCGGCGCTCGCGTTGCGGACGATGTAATTGGACTCGTTGAACGTGTTGTTGCTGATCCCATAGAGTGCCTTGGCCGCTCCGTCCGATGCGGGGGACGGGATGCGGGTTGTGGCTTCTGCTATAACGGTCCAGGCCGTGGCGCTCATCGGGAAGCTGGAACCCAGGATGGAAACGACGTCGGCGGCCCGCGTAACAGTGGCTCCCGCAGTCGGGATAAATGACGTGGCGAATACCCCTGCCTCGATCTGGGCATATTGGACATTGCCAGACACCGTGCAGGTCAGCGTTCCGGCTGTCGGCGTGAAGGTCAGCGTGACGCGGTTGGGATAGGCTCCGGTGCCAACCAGAGGCCCAGCCGTGGACGTGCCCGACAGGGTGATGGTGCCGGTCCCGTAGAAGGACAGCGTGTAGGCGGTTGCCGAAGTGGTGACGTTCTGCGTGGCAAGATTAGTGCCGGTGATAGTGGAATTAAGAAACAGGTTGATGCGCTGCTCTTCAGCCAGAAGGCCGTTGCAAGCCAGCGTCACCGGGTCATAGTCAATGCGCAGCGTGTTGGCCGTTGCCTGCGTGATGACGCCAGAGGCATTGATGAATGTGCCGTTGGCGCTGACCGTGGCCGTGAGTTTGCCTTGCGGAGTGCCGTCATAAGCATTGGCACCCGTCACCGAGTCGCGGATGATCAGGCGGTCAGCATCGAAGCGGGCATCGAGGAAGTCGTTCTCGATTGTGACCGTGACCGTGTTGCTGTCCGGGCTGTCCTCGCTGTCGCGGGTGTAGAATGTCTTGATGTACCAGGTGCCTGAATCCCAGTCGCCGCCGAAGTCGAAGTCCAGCGTCTGGACAAGGCTGTCAACGGTGTCGCTGGCATCCTCGTAGGCTGCGAAGTCGGACGTCGTGGACCGGCGCAGCGTGATGATGTCGCCAATCTCTGCCTCGTAGGAAATGCCCACGTCCGGCAGCAGGTCCAGCGTCTCGCCATCCCATGTCAGGACAGGGGCATCGAGCGGGTCTTCCACGGTGCCGCCCGTCCCCGTCGAGATGCCCGTCAGCGTGGCGGCCATGGCAAGCAACTGCACTCCGATACGGCGCAGCCTCTTGCCCCGCTGAATGTTGTTTTCAGCGGCCTCGTCCTCGGCGTCCTGCTGGTATTGCGCGAGTTCGTCAGGCGTCAGCATCTGCCTTCGCTTTCTCGACTTCCAGTTCGCGGACCCGCGCCTGAAGCGCGATAATCTGCGACTGGAGGCTGAGCAGTAACGAGAGAATGACTGAATCGGGGTTCATTACTTGGCGACCCATCCTGTGTTGCCGGTGCCGGATTCCTTGACGTACAAACAGGTGCCAGCACCTCCGTCCGACCGGCCATAGAGCGAGCCGATAGGGGCTGTGACGACGCCCTCCGGTGAACCCGCCCCACCCTGGAAGATGAGAGCGCTGGACGGCCCGTAGCGGTATTGCGAAGCGTGTACGGCAACCCATCGGGCCGCTGCATCGCCAAGGAACGTGGTGGCATCCGTCGCCGGGCGCAGTTGGTAGTAGGCCAGCAGGCTCGTCGTGTTCATCGTCAGCACGGGCAGGTTGTTGATGACGATGTTGAAGCGGCCGCTGCTGTAGTCGAAATAATAGTTGGAGACGGTCGGCTTGCTCTTGACGGTGCGGCTGTCAGCGGCGGCGTTGAAGTCGAACTTCTGGCCGCCCGCCATCGTGAAGGCCCGATCTGCCGTGGCGTGAGTGGCATCGAAGACCGAAATCAGCGAGCCGGTCGCCATGTAAGCGGTATCGACCTTGGACGCGCCGATGACCTGGACACGCACACCGTTCCAGATTTCGCCCAGAGCCGCCGTGGCGTCGTTGCGGTCGAGATTGAATACCGCGCCAACAGCCGCCGCGTCGTTGCCGCTGTCGTTGAGCAGGATTTCAATCGGGTTCAGGTATGTGCCATCCTGTGCGGCGAACAGGCTTGCCACATAGGCAGACACGGCAGGGTTTGCGAGAAAGCCCGTAGCCCCGGACTTGGCACCCGTAACGCTGCCAGTGACGTGGATCGCCATGCAGTCGCCCTGCCCGGCATTGGCGACGTGCAGATCCAGCGCCACGGCAGAGGTGCGACCGTCATTGCTGCCGACGTTCTCGTTATGCCCGGACGAGTTGAACATATAGAGCGCGAAAGGCGAGGTTTCGTGCGTGTATAGATAGCCGGACGATGGCTGGCCCAGCGTGGCCGCACCCGTGATGCGATGCTCCATGGCGATCTGCATCTTGGACAGGTCGCCGTCGAAGGCAGTCAGGATGCTGTCCCAGTCGCCGGTCGAGGACGGGGCTGACGTGACAAGCGACTTCCACCGGCCACGGGTGGTATTGGTAATCTCCGTGTCGTCATTCTCGACCGCAATCGGCGGCGCAAGAGCGCGGAGCACGCGAAAGTTCTCGTTGCCCTGCGCCTTTGTGAGGCGATTGCCTGTGTAGAGATTAACGGTCATGGGCTGTTACTCGATGAAATCGGGGTCTATGAAGTCGGGCTCGAAATAGGTGCTGCGGGCAGACGCCCCGGACTTGGCGACAATCGACATCATGTCCATGACCATCAGCCGCCTGCGGAGGTCCTGCCTCCGGTCGCGCTGTTCCTGTTCAAGCCGCATACGCATCAGCTTGTCCATCAGACAGCAGGCTTCGCTTTCTTGGCCGCCTTGGCCTTGGCAGTCGCCATCTTGTCCAGGCGCTTGACTTCAGCCTCGGTCTTGTAGTCGGTGCGCTGGTTCTCGGCCTCGAACTGCTGGTCGGCGCGCTGCTCTTCGGCGTCAGCCTGGGCGTACATCAGCGTCACCTGCGCATTGGCCTTCTCGCGGTCGATCTGGGCCTGCATCTGGGCCTTCATGCGCGCGATCTGGATTTCGTTCTCGGCCTTGATCTTGGCAATCTGCAACTCGTTCTGGAGGCGGATCACCTCAAGCTGCATATCCTGCTGGGCGCGGGCCTGCTCCATCTGGAACTCGACCTGTTGCGATTCCTGCTTGAGCTGGATTTCGGCCTTCTTGCCCTCGATCTGGGCTTCGACCTTCATCATCTCGGGGTCGGGAGGCGGCGGCTGCTGAGCGGCCTGCGTCTGGATGTCCCGGAACTTCTCCATGAACGATTCCGGAGCCGGGCTGTACTCAAGCAGCAGCGCAATCAGGTTCGGGTCGCCCATCTGCATGAACACTTCGATGAGCGGCTGAAGCGCCATCCAGGTGGCTTCCTTCAGGTTCGGGCTTGATGCCGACTGGTCCACGATGACGTCATATTCGGACGTCTGGGCATCGAAGAACTGCAACACGGCAGGAGGCGGCTCCTGACCTGCGGCTTGCATTTCCTGCGCCTGCTGCGGGTCAAACGACGGGTTGGGCACCTCACCGTTCTGGAAGGGCACCTGAAGCTCTTGCTGCTCGTCCATGACGATGCGAACAAGGCGTCCGTCCGTCAGGTAATTCTGCATGAAATACAGCCAGCAGCGGCCTGCTATCTTGCGGTATCGTCTGAACGAGTCAAAAAGCGGGGCGAGAAGCGTGACAGCAGACTGCTTTCGCTGATACTCCAAAACCCCGGCCTGTTCGCGATCCGCCATCCCGAGGAGTTCAGCATTGACTCCCGAGACATCGCTGTGAGCGTCATTGGAGTATTGCAGGAGGTTCGAGAGGTCAGGCGGGAGGCCAGTCGCCTGACGATATTGGACTCGATTCTTCGAAATGGCTCCGTCCACGAAGACATTGACTGCTCCCGGCTTGGCTGAATCGGTGATAAACTTGTTGATGTTCTCAATCGCGCCCTTCTCAACGTCATAGCCCGGCTTGGCCGACGAGTTGATGAGATGCATGATCTGCGACATGAACTTGTTCGACCAGCGCTGCGGGTCGGTCATCGACCGCACGATGCCGAACCAGTGCCCGGTGTTGCGGTCGCGCTTGCCGGTGATGCAGTGATAGGTCGGGCCTTCGGGGTACGGGTGCTTCTTCTCGAACGGCGATGCGCCAATCAGGAAGTAGCGTTTCCATTCCCGCTTGCGGCGCGTGGTGTGCTTGATGCCTTCCTGCTCGAATTTCTCGCGGACCTTGTCGTCAAGCTGCTCCCATTCCTCGTCGCTGAGGGTGATGGATGGGCCTGTCGGGTGCTGGAGGACGTGCTCAAGCTTGTCCTCGCAATACTGGTATTCCAGCACCTTGACATCGCGGACGGCAGACGTGGACTCGCCCTGCCCCTTGTAGTCCATGCGGGGGTTGTTGTGGCCGGGATTGGAGTCGTCTAGGGAGTCAGTGAGCCAGTCAGCAGCAATGTACTGCCCGTCCCACTCGGGCACCAAAGCCTTAGCCTCATCTTGCGAGTATGTCGTCTCGTAGAATACGTAACGGGAATCTGCAAGGTTAGGTTTACGTGCAGAGGGGTCCCACAACATCGACAGCGGATCGACTCTGTCGCGGACCAAGTCAAAATCTGGGTTCTGTTCGTCGGACAGTCGGTCATTGGTCCAACCCATACCAGAAATAATCATGTCGCGGAAGGCGTCCGATTCCTCGAACTCCGCATCGCACTGGTCCCGGAAGTAGTTCGCAGCCTCGGTCAGCATTTCGTTGACCTTGGCGTCGCCCGGCGTCCTCGGAATGTAGCGCGTCTCCTGGCGGTTGTTCACCTCATAGCCGATAACGGCGTCCACATAGACCGAGATGCGGTTGAACGTGACCGGAACCCTGCCCTGCTCGATGAGCTTGTTCTTGTCGTCCTCCGACCACTGGTTGCCAGAGTACATATTGAACGTGTCGCGGGCTTCCGTGCGCCAGTCGCGGGCATGGTCGCGGGCAGCCGTGTACCGGGCTCGAATTTCTTCAAGCAGGACGCTTTCGGACAGGATGTCGGATTCGGTATCAGCCAATTATGCAGCCCATCCTGATTCAGAGTTGGTATCGCTGCCCGCCCATCTGCGTCTGCGGCCTGCGTATTTGGGAATGTCCAGCGGGTGCGCCGCGTCAGGCTCTAGTCCGACAGCGAGATACCGGAAGGCATCGGCATCGTGGGAGCACCAATCGTGCAGTGGCGTTGGCTTGAATGTGCGCTTGTTCTCGTCGTACTCGCGCCGATACTGCTTGAGAGATTCCAGACCTGCACGGCAAGTATCACTAGCAAACCGGCTAATAGGCAGCAGAAGCCGGACAGCGTTAATTCCGTCGTCAACGGGAAGCCTCGGGATGACAACACAGTTTTCTAGTCCAAGAGCCTTAAGTGTCTCCAGTCGAGATTTGCCGTTGGACCACTCCCGATTGTCGGCATCGTGCGGGAGAAAGTGACTGGCATAGGTATAGGGCTTCTTCCGAAGCACATCCACGTAGTGACTGGCGGGCTCCCCGTTCGTGGCATAGTGGTCGATGACATGAATCCAACCACCAACCCTTTGGGCAAACCAGATGCTCGTATCATCTCCGACGCCCAGATCCCATGCAGTAAAGACGGGCAGTGCAGGATTGTGCGGCAGCGAGGCAATGCGGCCCTCTGCCTGAGCTTTCTCAAGCGCAGAACCGTAGTAAGCACCTTCAATCGCCGCTTCAAAGCTGCATTCATATTCCTGCGCATACTGGGCTTCGGACATCAGCTTGGCGGCACTGGCAAGTTCTTCCTGCGCGACAATCCCGGTTTCAGACGCCTTGAGCAGCAGGTGAAACCATTCAGGGTCTTGAAGCGCGTCCTGCCAGCGGTCGTGGAACTCGTTGTGCCCCTTGGGCGTGCCGATAAGGGTCAGGCTTCCCCGGCGGTCTGAGAGAGCAGGTCGGACAACCTCCGGAAGGAAGCGTGGTCGCATGTCTGCGAACTCATCGAGAGCAGCATCATCCAGATAAATGCCTCGGAGAGCGTCAGGGTTGTCGGCACCGTACAGTCGAAATCTTCCACCATTAGGGAAGTCAACCCGGAGTTCGGATTCATTGACTTCACGGCCTGGCACAGTGGCTGTGTATTCCTTGACATAGGTCCAGGCCACATCCTTGGCTTGTTTGAACAGCGGCGCGATATAGGCCGTCCTCGGATTGGGCAGCGGGCATGTCAGGGCGCTCTTGATGAGCCGGTTGACAATCGCCACCGTCTTTCCGGCACGGCGATGCGCTACAAGTATCGACCAGCGCTTGTCTGTATCGTGGAATGGCAGAAACTGGCGGCGCGGCGCGTAGGGAATTACGACGCGTTCGGCTTGGCCTGCCATGGCCCCTTGCCAAGCCCCGGAAGTTTCGGAACTTGTTTGATCGGTTGCAGCGCGCGGCGCATCACCCGCTTATAAAACTCCAGAACCCTCGGGTCTTCGTGACCGGAACGCGCTGTCGGGTATGTTATTATTCGCTCGGCTTCAGCCATTCAAACGTCATCTTCCAGGGGCCGTTCTGGCCCACGTTGAAGTCTTTCGGCACGAGGTCGGCAACAATCTTGAGATAGTTCTCGGGCTTGTCGGTGCGTACCTTCTCGATCACGGTCACGCCGTGCTGGTCGAAGTCAGCAGTGAGAGCTTCGATGAACTTCTCGCTGATCTTGTTCTTGGAGCCGGGAGGACGGCCAGCGGGGTTGCCGCTCTTGCCCTTCTCAAACATTGTTGTGGCCCTGTAGAAACAATCGTGACACTACGTCACTTCTTGCCCTTGCCCATGACGGGAGCGCCGCCGGAGTCGCCGGTACGGGACAGCCCGGTGGACTGGCCTGCGCTCTTGGTGACGTTGACACCGGAGCTATTGGGCTTCTTGCCCATGTTGTATGTGGTCTTGACGCCGGTCGAGTTGGCTTTCTTGCCAGCAGCGAAACAGTTGGTGCTCATGTCAGATTTCCTTGTCGAGGTTTGCGTAAATGATCCAGTCTGCAAGCATTCCTGGTATCCATGCCGTGAGGCAGAATGCAGAGAGACAGAGTACCCATGTGGGGTCGAGGTCGGGCATTAGAGCATTGCTGCTTGTGTTGGCTTGGGAGCAGGCTGGATGAACATGTCGGGCTGACGATTGGCCTTGGCAATGCGCGTCAACGCCAATTCGTAGTATTTCGGGTCCATCTCAATCCCAATGAATTTGCGCCCCATTTCCGTACAAACAACTCCTGTCGTGCCGCTGCCCATAAAGGGGTCAACCACAGTCTCGCCGTCGAGGCTAAACCGAGCAACCAGCCGCTGGACGAAGGCAAGGGGCTTCGGACATGTGTGTGCCGCGCCGTCTGTGTCCATTTGTAGCTTGGCAGAGCCGCCCGTAAAATGGATGCGGTCCGCCTTGATGACACCATTGATGTTGCCGAAGCCTTTAATTTCTTCGCCGTAGAACAAGATTGGCTGCCATTGGTTGTAGCCAAGCTTCCCATACGTCGCCGTTGTGTCCCACGTCCATGCGCCTATCCAATCAGCGCGCGGGTAGGACTGGAGGTTCGTGACGCCAGGCGTTATAACAACACGCCTAGCTATTCGCCGCACCGCCGGAACGACCGCATCTATCAATGCGTTCAGGTTATGTTCGGTGTCTACATAAGTTTCGTAAGGGAACCCGATCCCATACGGCGGGTCGGTTATGACCGCACCGACTTCGCCTAGCGTCGGAAGCACTTCCCTACAGTCACCCAGATACAGCGTTGCATCGCCAATCTGTTCAATCCTCATCCCTA